CTACACCACTACACGGGACTTGACCTTCTTCGTGCGCGTACGATAGTAAATTTTCGCCTTATTAGGGAATTTAATCGCATCTTTGCCATTGCCCAGAATCGGCTTCGGAGACACACCGGGATACTCGTCCTCCCACCAATCCATCAACGCCGGATTATCCTCAATGACTTCCCAAAGACGGTCGCGAGCGTCCATCGCCGTATCCAAAAAGTGCGCCGAATGCATAATAGAATGCGCACTACACAGGTAGATGGCCACAAGCTCCAAGGCAACAAGTACCTCGCCCTTTCCGTTCTGACGGGCCAAGGATACGACAACTTCACGCGAGGACCACATGCCCGCGCCATTCTGCAAAAGACTATCGCGCAGCAAATCCTCCTGCCACGGGTACAAGTCCAGCCCGGCCCAGCGGACAAACTCACAGGCACGGTCAGCAAACTCACGGTCACCAGCAGGGACGTTTTGGCGAGTCGGCTCCTGGCGACCAATAAGCCAATCAGGTTTACCCACCAGACACCACCCCCTACTGGCCTACAACTTTAAATCCGCCGAACTTGTTGACCTTAGGCTTCGGCTCACGCGCCTCACCATGCGAACGCGCACCAAACAAGTCCGGCCGGTCTTTCACCCAGCCACGAATCTCAGCCGACGCCCGCTTCTCCACCAACAAGCCCGGATGCTCAATCGGAAAGCCCTTACCATCATCAATAATCAGACCCTCACGCTCCACAGCGTCACGCGAATCACGCGCCCGCAACGTCAACCCTGCCACAATCAGCACAGCCTCCATATCAAACGCGTTAAGGTCACGCCCGCCCGACAATCGCTTGGCTTCATCCTCAATCCGACCCACACAATCACCTCCACAAAAAGGGCATAAAAATAGACCCACACTCTAAAAAGAGTGCAGGGCATTAAATACCAGTATTAGCCAGCTTCCCTCGCAATACTCGTCGGAGCGCCCATAACAATCGCACCAGTATTCCGCGCCACACCAGGCACAGATACTACCGACCGCGATGGGTCCACACCTCGAAGCGCAGGCATCACACGACCGTACGAGCGCGACGGCGGCACCTCATCAAAAGCAATATCCACAAAATCAGCGAACATGCGGAACTTCTCCACATCGTCGGTCATCTCGAATTGCTCCGTGCGAATATTCTTATTCAGATTCATCGACGAGGTAATCACCACAGACCAATCTTCATTCGAAATCAACACAAACTTCGCGTGCGTCCGCACCGTGATAATGGCCTCCTCACCAAACAGGGAGGCAATGTCCGTAACCCCGGCCTGACCCTTTTTCTGACGACCAGAATCCATCACAAACCGAATCGAACGGATGCGACCATCATCGGCGAAGTTTTTCGCCGCTTCAATGTCATAAAACCCGGACGACCACGTCGCAATCGTCACATCAGCCGGACCCGTGACCTCAAGCGTCGCCTGGATTAAATCAATCAACGAAAACTGGCCATACGTCAGGCCGCTAATCGTCGTATCGTGGTCAAACCCGGCGATGGACTGTGCCGCAACACCCGCTTTGGAGAAACGAGCGATAGAGCGCGTCTTCTTGCCAGCTACTTTCGCAGGCTTAATCGTCGCCATGGACTCAAAAAGTTCACCAAGGTGTTTTTTCTGGGCGGTGGTGAAATCAAAACCAAAGTCAGCGCCCATCTCGAGTACTGCTTTTGAGAATCCCTCAAAATCCGGGGTAGCATTATCCATGTCATCACATCCTGTTCAGTGGTGGCCACGCCCTGGGGTAGTTGCCGCTATCGCCAGGGCCTTGACACCTCTTATTTTAGCAGGTCAAACCGCATTTTGGCAACTAAACCAGGCCATTTTTCAGCCCATAACCCACGATTCCAGCATGGCGCTACACGGCCCATAGAGACGTTGAACACCCAGCCTTACACCCCGACTCGAACGCGGCGCAGCAGGCCGTCACAGACCCTTTCCGGGGCCAAAAAGCGTCCTTTTAAGGTGCGGAGAGAGAAAGCTTGACTGACCAGGGACAATAGGGGGAGTCAATGAGACTACCCCCTTATGATTTTGGGGCGGCCCCAATCATTTTCACGCCCAAACAAAACCGTCACCATCCGACGTGGACTCCTCCGTCTTCACCGGCCGGGGCCTATCCCACGCCCCACCAGACCGATTACACGTACGATGCAACAACCGCGTCGCCTTGGTCGCCTGCTTATTCTCCGCGTACTTAAGCGCAGCACCAGGCCCGTGGTCAGCTTCCAAAGCTGCCCTGTCAAAGTTCTTAGCCGCCGTCTTAAACATCGGCTTGCCACATTCCGGGCACGGCGCACCGTCAACGAGTTGTGCGAGTAGTGTCCGCCGATGCTTCTGATGCGCTTGCCCGTACCCGCGCTGAGTGGTTGTCTTCGATGCTTTCGACTTCTTGGCGTACCAGTCGGCGGCAATTTTCAGCATGTACTCCGGGCGCTGCTGCTTGCAGCGCCGCAGGACTGTGTCTTTGCCGGGGTCGATGGTCATGATGTCCGCCCCGGCGGCTTTGTATTTTTTGACCTGGGCTGTGCTTGGCGTGGAATGAATTATCCATACCGTGAAACTGCCATCGTGCTTGTCGATGGCTTTATCTATCGCCGCTTGTCGCGCCGCCTTGGTAATGGCCTTGATGTGCGACTCGTGCTCATGATTATCCGCATCATGCCCTGCAAGTGCGTTGGCGATTTCGTCGTAGTCGATGATGACGTCACCATGCTGCTTATGTTCGCGGATATAAGTGGTCTTCCCTGCTGCAGGAGGGCCGGTGACAACGATAATCCCCACAGCGTACCTCCCCTGCTTGTGGTGTCGTGTCCTGGTCGTGAACCAGCGGCCTGCGCCTCATTGTTGCTAGTACTATCCCGGATGTACTTGATTGGTGTAGAGGTGGCTACAAGACTTGTAATACGGCAAATGCCCCGGCGTGTGCCAGGGCATAATTTGTCGTCGCGTCGATTATAGCATGTGGCGTGACAGCGGGGCTAAAAGAATAAATAGTCTTTGAAATCCACTCTTTTATTCAGCGCCGTTTTCATAATGTCGTTCTCCCGGTATTCGTTTCCATCTTTGAGCCAACGTGCCAAGGAAAGACCGAACACGCTTTGCGCACCGGCTTGGCGCAGTGCGCTAGTAGCCGAGAGTAAGTGTCCACCGGACGCCCAGGTATCGTCGATGAGTAGAACCTTTTTCCCCTCGACGATACCTTCCGACACCTGAAAGTTAGACGGATCATAGCCTCTCGGATTGGTCACGCCAGGCCCACCTTTTAGCGTCTTCTCAACAATGCTCCTATGCCCAGTCTTTGTAGCCGCCTGATTGATAATCTGAGTCAAGGGATGCAACCCTTTTCGCTCTCCGAGACTGGGCACGAATGTAATAACATCAATTGGAAAGCGACGCGTAGCTTGCTTCATCCCCATCATAGCAAGAGCCAAGACGATGGTTTGGTGGTCGCTTGCAGGTTGTTCACCCTTGTACCGGCTCATAACTGACCCGCTCTGCTGTCCGGCTTGGGCATAAATACCGAAGCCCAGCGCGTCGGGGAATGCGTCAGCTGGATAAACCCGGTTGCATTTGTAACACGTCGTGAATCCCGGCTTCACGGTGCCGCGACACTTCTCACAAGTTAGATGCGGTAGGTGGATAGCGGGAGCCAAGTAGTTCGCCCGCTGGTTTAAGTACTCGTACGCTGCGACCATCAGAATAGTTTCGTCTGCTCACCGTAGCCGAGGGTTACCTCGATAGACGCGTCTACTGCTTCAGCTAGAGAAGTCACACGAATGGCCTTATTTTCATCTACAAGCCTTTTTGCCCACCTAACAGTATTGGCAACCGTGCCTGTAAAAATAACTTTTCTACCATGATTTAGTGCTGCTTTGACTTGGTGGCGTGTCCCTGATTTCTCTGTTGCGGCCATGACTATGGTTGCTAGACCGTACCCTGACATTACGGCGTTGCGCATGGGGAAGTTGAATTTCTTAACCGGCGCTCCTGGTTCAAACTGGGATAACACTAGACCATCCCCTGTTTGAATTTTTTCTCTGAGCGCACGATTAGTGACTGGAGACGTGCGGTCAAGGCCAGTTCCCATGATTGCGATAGTTCGCCCTCCGGCTGCGATTGCACCTTCGTGGGCTGCTGTATCAACCCCTCGGGCTAACCCTGATATGACCGGGATTTTCCGCTGTGCCAGGCTCTTGGCAAGCTGAAACGATGCTTCAAGAGCTTCATGAGATGCTTCTCGGGAGCCAACGATGCTTACGCCTTTTTCTCCGGTTTCTAGTTTTCCTTGCCAGTAGAGAATGGCGGGGGATTCTCGCACGTCTCGAAGTACAGTCGGATACGTGTCTTCAAGAATGTTTACTAGGTTATAGCCCTGATTTTTCCACTGTTCGATTTCTTCCTCTTCGCTTGCGTGAGAAGCGAACAGAGTTCTGGAGTGCTCGTTAATAACGAACTGTGCATCACCTAGTCTTACTAGTTCATCGGTGCGCTCGATTTGAGATAAGCCTAGGTCGGCACGCAGGAGACGCAGGATATCTGCGTTCTGTTCTTCGGGCCTAGTGAGCGTGTGCATGACAAGAATATTACCCAGCTAGGCGCCGGTTTAGTAGTCATCCAGCGGAATTTCTTCTAACGGCGAGGTTGAAAAGCACCTCGTGTTGTAGATATTTCTTCTTCCCGTCACAATCTTCCAGAGAGCTTATCTTCTCTCTTTCTGCCCATTTCCTTAGCAGTTCGGGGCTTACGTTGTGGCCTTGTTGTCTTAGCCGGTAGCAGATGGTTCGTGCGGTGAGCCATGCTTCCTGCGGCTCGCTTATTGGTTCTGGTGGTCGTGTGCGTCGGAGGCGGTGGTTGAGTTCGCGGGCTTGGTGGTTAAGCTCGTCGAGCATGAGTGGTGCGACGTCGAGTTGGCTGATGGGCCCGGCGTTCCAGGCTATCCATTGGCACATGCGTGTGCCGTTGCGTTGGAAGCCGTGGGTGTAGATGTCGCCTGTGAGGGGGACATACCGGGCGGCATCTGTGCAGTATTCGTTGAGTAGCGCGGTGAAATGCGCGTCATCACTGATGGTCCAGATGGGGAATGGTTCGCTGGGGCCTTTTTGCTGATTCGCGCCTTGGGTGGAGACTTCGGGTGCGGGTGGTCTTTGGTATTTGGCGTGGTTGAGTTCTTCGTAGAGGACTTGGAGTTTTTTGGCGGCGTGGGCGAGGTCGTGTTGGTCTATGGGCATGTGGTGTGCTCCTTCCCGGGGGTTGGGTTATAGTTTTTCCCAGTTGCTTTCCCATCGGCGGTGGGTAGGCTCCCCGTCGAAGTGGTACACGTCGGTCATGCCGCCGTGGTCGCCGAGGTATTCGGCGTATTCCCATCCGCCTTGTGGCGGTTGACCGTCGGGGGTCCAGGCGCGAGGCAGGTCACAGCGAGGGGTGAGGTTTTCGGGGATGGTGAGGCGTCCTATTTGTCCTTCATGGATTAGCTCACAGAATCCCTGGTGTTTGAGACTGTCGTCTACGTAGATTGCGAGGTTGGTGCGCTCGTCGGGGTCAGGGAAGTCGCACCACATTCCTCGGCACCGTGCGCGTTCTTGTGGGGTCATGTCTGCGAGGGTTTTCATGATTCTTGCCATTCTGTGACGTAGCGGAATATTGGGACGCCGGGCGGGGTGTCGAAATATTCTGGGGAGTGGGAGTCACCGTTCCAGCTGCCTCGCGAGTGAGGCTCGGGGACGATTTCTTGAACGTCCATGTCGGCGATGGTTTGTAGGGCACGGCGGGCGTGGACTTGTGGCACATGGCCTGCGTATAGCTCCTCTTCGAGCCAGCGTTGTGCTTCTCCGGGGGTCATCGGGGTCATGCTTCCTCCTCTGCGTAGTTGGCGGTGGTGAGGTCACTCATTCAGTTTCCCTTCGATGAAATTCAGGTAGGCCGACCATTCGGGTTGTTCTCGGGTGAGCTGGTCTTTTTCTTCCGGCGTTAATTTGGAGTTCAAGCGGATATCGAGGCGTGTGCCCCGGATTATCTGTGCTTGAGTGCGCTCATCGAGTTCGCCCCAGTGCTCTATTACCCATCTGGTTGTGTGTCGGAGGAGGAGGGATTGTCTTTCGCGGCAGTGGCGTAGGGCGCTGATGATGATGTGCTGGTCATGCGGGCGCAGGGTGGGGTCGCTCATGGTCTTATTCACCCGGTTCTTCCTCGTAGGAGTTGATTGTTTCCCTGGTGAATTTCGCCGCCAATTCCGGGGAGACTCCGATGACATCTAGTACGTAGTGGCTGTTAGTTTCGTCCCCGAAGTCGTAGACTCGCACGGTAATAGTGTCCAGTGAGTCTTTGAAAGATTCGGCGGAAATCATGTAGCGGCCTTGGTAGTCGCGCACGATGGAAGATGCGGAATTGTACTCCTCATGGAGGCGTACAAATAGCTCTTTACACCCCAGGAGCTTGAAGAATGTTTCGACTGTGGCGGTGGCGGTTTCTTTCGGGGCCATTATTCTCCCTCCGTGAGTGTGTAGCGGCGGCCGGTCGGGGTGAGGTTTTCGGGCGTGCAGTGGATGAAAGACTGCTCTCCATCTTCAGGGAAGTTAACGAAAATGTTTCCTGTTCCCACTTTTTTAAAAAGCATGATTACTTTTCCCCAGGTGGGGTGTTCTGCTTCCGCTAGGTAGTGCTTGCTATCGTCCCATTCGACCTCATCCATTGTGGGGCGTGGGAGCGGTGGGAGAGCGCGGAGGATGGTTTCTTTGGCTGCGCGGGTTGCAGGTAAGCGCTGACACAGCTTCTCTAGCTCTTCGTGGGCGTCGAGGATTTCTTGGCGGGTGGGGTTTAGTTGTCCCATAGTTCGTCGTCCTTTCTGAGGTCGTGGAGTTGTTCGTACCAGCGTTCTTGGCTGTCGAAATTGTTTTCTATTTCGTATTCGTCTGGGTCGTTCGTGTCGTCGAACGGGAACGGTCGGGCCATGGTTAGTCCTTCCAGGTGATGGTGATGTGTGCGCCGGCGGGGTTGTGGTTGTCGGCGTAGTACTTGGTGGCTTGGAGGTGGGTGACGCGGGAGTCGTTTGTGAGGATTCCTGCGCCTTCGAGGGCATCGAGGATTGAGCGGGCTAGTTTGTCGCAGTCGGGTTTGACGGCTGGAGCCCCGTAGCGCGGTCGTTTGGGTCTTGGTAGGTAGAAGTCCATGTGGACGGCTGCGGGGCTGTCTATGGGGCTGCTGGGCCGGTTTTGGGCGGCCTGTAGCTTGACTGCTTGCATCCAGGCGGGCAGTTTCTTCGAAGATTCAATCATTCGCCCGCCACCGACATGCCGCTTTGACCCTTTGGGGGCTGGGTTGCCTTGTACCCAAAATTCGATGGTGCTCAAAATGGTGGCTCTTTTCGTTCAGGTTTCGGCTTGTGGTCGCACTTGACGGCCGGGTTACTTCCTTGCATCCACCCGTTTTCGTCACAGCGGTCGCAGGCATCAATGGCGGCGCGACGCTGCTTGCGTTTCTCGTTGGCCCGGTCGGCGTCTTGCTCGCGCTGCCATGCGTCGTTGATGAGCGTGCGGAGCAGGCCGGGGCCTTTGGGGGTTGGGCGGCGGTTGAACTCTTGGGTGCCGGCGTTGATGGCGGTGTCGCTGATTCCGGCTTGGCGAGCGCGGCGCGTAGCGCCCGAAAGCTCGTCAAGGGTGATTCCGCCAGCCTCGCCCGATTCGCCTTGATCACCGTTACTTGGCTGGCTATCAGTACCCCAAGTAAAGGACGGGTCGGGCCGGGCCGGGCCGGGTCGCTGTGACACCCCTTTGTGACATTCGTGTGAGTCACGCGAGGGTGTCACGTGTGAGTCACGCGTGACATTTTCAGATTCCTGCTGCTCTTGGCGTTTTTGGTGGCGCGATTTGCGTTGCCTTTCGGCTCCATCTTCGCGCTCTTTTAACACCCGTTTGCGTGTGGGTTGGTACTCATTCCAGTCATGAAAGCGGTACGCTTTCGCACCGTTTTCGCACTCACATTGCTCCCAAATACCCACCGAAATCAGTGCATTAATCTGAGATTTTGTGCCCTTAAATCGCTTCACTTGGCTGGCTGGTATCACCCCATCAGTAAGATGCTTTCCACACCATGCCCCGGCCTTGACCCATAGACCAATCGAGGCGTTTGGAACGTCTAGAAACTTTGGGTGGTCATAGAATGAGTCATCGACCTTAAACCAAGTCAATCTTTTTTCACCTCCTTTTCTATGGATTGAAATAGACGTATGAGCGCGTCGAGAAAATCGGGCTGGGCGCAGTAAATGTCTTGGGATTCGAGGTAGGCGCGCATATCCTGGCGCTGCTGATGGGTGGTCACATGGTCACCTGCTTCAGTACCCAAATCAGGGCGTAAATTGGGTGATTGGGGTCCGCAATTCCACCGTCTGGGGTGTAGGCTAATTCGGATATTTTTTCGATAAAACAAGCAAGCATAAACAAGGTCCTTACGTGAAAAAAGAAACCCCACACGTGGACTATTGAGGTCCACCATGGGGCTTAAGAAGTCGGGTCAACCAGCACAATCGACGAAGCATTCATAGCAAAACGCCCGTCCCTCGTGGCACCATGCACCACATGGCCGACACGAGCAGCGAAAGTGATACGGTCAGCAATCTTTTCCGGGTCGAACGCCGTGGGGAAAAGAACCACTCTCCTGCCCGTATAGTCAGGCAGGTCAGCGGCCTTAATTGAGATGTAGCCCATCAGAACGGTGGTGCTTGGTCTTGCTGCCCTGCTTGCGCCGGTGGTGTTGACCACGCCCCCGAGGTGGCGGTTTGGCCACCCTGCTGGGGCTGGGCCTGCTGCCCCTGGGACTGCTGCGCGGTGGGCATACGGTAGAAACGCAAAGCCTGGAACTCAATCTTCGTGCGACTATCCCCATCACGCGTCTGAAACGACCGCGTAACCAGCTTCCCAGTCACAGCAATCTGGTCGCCCTTTTTCAACTCCGCGGCTAATTCAGCCCACGGGGTAGGATTCTGCTTATTGCCCGCCTCATTCCAAATGGTCACGTCCAGGTACATACTGCGAGTCTTTACCCACTGATTCTGATTCTCGTCATAACGACTATCCGAATTCGCCAACGTAAAATTCGCAACCGCATTACCCTGCGGCGTGAACCGCAACTCCGCATCCCTAGGCAAACCACCAGTCAAAGTGATTACATCAATCATTACAGTTCCATTCCTTTCAACTGACGTTTCGTAACCGTCATGCGCATATACAGTTGCCCCTGACGCGTTGTTGCTTCGATGGGATACTCATTAAATGGCCGTATCTGCCCTTTGTTTATCCGCGACGCGAAGTTCCTGCACCGGCTCTGCAGTGCTTCTTTCTTACGGTGCGCAGCATCGGGATACAGCCACTCGTATGGGACTTTTGCCCACTGGCCAGGATTGGCCAGCAGACTATCAATGAGCTCGTCTACGCGCTGTTCGTCAATCGTGGTGTAGTTCTGAGCAGGAGGCAGGTCATCAATGAATTCAATCGCCATTATTGTTCTTTCAGCTCGTTGTAGCGGGACATGATAATGTCTTTTACTTCGTCGGGTACATCGCCTTCGGCTTTAAGCCCGTCGGCGAAGGTGTTGATGTCGTCAGTGGTGGTGAAACTTGCGACGGTGGATTGAATGTCGGCCAAGAATTCAGCATCAACCGGCGCTGGCTCGTCGGCCTGCTGTGGTTCTTCCTGGCGGCCGGTTTCACCCATACCGAGCGCGGCTTTCAGCCCACTAGCGCCCCGGCTTGGTTGGTCCAGGCGCGTTGCCGTGACCTTATTAGTCGGCGACTGCTCCCAATCCTCTTTCACCGGCATGCCACCGGTCAGGTGCGGAATCATGCGGTCAGTGAGCTCACCAATGCATTTCCAATACAGCATCTTCGACGGGCGGGTCTCGTACTGCACCTTGTTGCCCTTGACGAGGCCTTCTCGGGTGGCGCGCTCGATGGTGTAGCGCACCTCCATCGACCGACCCTTAGGGCTAATCATGCGCACCGTAACAGCCTTAGCACTATCCTCTATGGTTTCGGTTTCGTAGCCATGACTCAGAGCAATAGCCAACGCCGTCTTCCCGTAAAGCATTGGTGTTCCGTGCACCACGTAGATGGACTTACCAATAGACTCCGGTGGGATACCCAGCGTGGCTCCCTTGAGGATCGCGGCCGCCATATCCGCCGGTTTGTTCTTGAACGGGCCTGCAAAATCAGTGCGAGCGATCCGCTCCGCAATCTGCGCCGCCGCGCTCCAGGCCTCCACCTGCAAACGCAATTGCTCCAGGACGTTCGAGTTGACCGACGTCATCGGCATACCCGTTGCCGGAGCCTGCTGATTAGTGGTGTCGAGTTCTTGATTCATTAATTCTCCTTAGAAAGGTCGATTTTCTTGTTGACGTACACCGACGGGGTAGAATTTTTCCGTGCCCGACGGTCAGCCAGTTTTTGGTCTCCCACCATGGCAAGGTGGGCATTCCCCATCAGGCCAGCGAGTTGGGTTTTGGCGAGCTGTGCGCGGTTTTTCGCTTCGTCTTCCGCATGAAATGCGTCCAACCACGCCACAGCCTGGTCGTGTGGCACCTGGACGGTGCCGTCGCGGTCAATATCTGGGTGCAGGCCGCGTACCGCGTCGTAGGTCTTCTTGTCCGCGTCCAGGTCAGGGAATTCACCAGCCCGGATTTTGCGGTAAATATCATGCAGCTGCTCAACCAAAGCGGTGAAAATACCTTCGTCAAATTCCACATCGTGAATCTCCGGCTTCATCGCGCCGGACACCACGACCACCGAGGCGGACGGGATACCGCTGACCCCCATCTGAAATGTGACTTGGGTGAAATAGTCCGCGGGGATTGAATCATCCTCGTCCGGGGTACCCCAATCTTCGAGGCTGAATGCGGTTTTGCATTCAATGATGTGGAATCGGCGGGGGTCTTTCAGTCCGTATTTTCGGTTGATTCCACGCCGGTCAATGGTGGCCATATTCGGAAATGGCAACGTCGGATTAGAGTACGCAATCTCTGCGGTGCCGTTGTGTGGCCGATTAAGCTGCCAGCCGGGGTGCTTATGCAGCCAGTACTTCGCCAGCGGTTCTTCGCTCAGGTGGCCCCATAGGGCGCGGTCTTCGTCCATGCCATCCACGGGCAGATTACCGGCCAGTTGGTGCCACGCCGCGTACTGGGATTGGAAACGGGAAATCCCCAACAGTGCTGGAACTTTCGACGCGGTTATAGTTCGCGCCCACCCGTCTGTTCCAGGGGCCGGGGGTTTAGTGATGATGCGCTGTTTCATGCTGCCTGCACCTGCCTGCGGACTCTATCCCGCGCCATTGGGGATACGGAGTATTCCACGGTGCGCTGGCTGACCTGGTACGCATCGGCGAGGCGTATGAGGGTCAATGGGCGGGAAATTCCACACCGGATGAAATGGTCGTATTCTTCCTGCAAAATCAGGGCCGTTTCGGATTTAATCATTGTCGTTCCTTTGCAGGTGAGCCTCGAGGGACCGCAGACTGGTGGCATCGATGCCCCACCCGGCCTCGAGCTTGACCGTTTTGTTGATGGAGTTGATGGACTTCTGCAGTTCCCTGTCGCGGTAGTAACCGCGGGCGGCTTCTTTCTCCAGGCGCTTTAGGCGCTGATTCACCGCAATAGACAACGCGAACGTGCCTAAAACATTGATGAATACAATCGAGGTCAGGGCGACTAGCCAGGTGGTCATCGTCGTGGACCTCCTTGGCTATGGGCGAGGGCGGCATACCCCGCGGAGGTGAGCGCTTCGACCTCGAGCTTAGAATTGCGCTTTACCAGCGTCACCAAACCGTGATTTTCGAGGTTTTTCAACTTGAATTGACTATGGAGACGTTTCCCACGAGCTACGGCTCGTAAGTCCTCCAATGTGGTATCGGAAATCATAGGGCAAGTCCTCCAATCAGGATTCCGGCGAATAAGGGCAGGCCAAAAGCCAAGCCCAGGGCGTAGTCTTTTAAGCGGTTCATGCGATTTTCTTCGGGTCGAAAAGCGCATCAATGACACGCTTAGGAAATACGGTGCGCGCACCCACGGTGATGGGGTGCAGGTGACCGACGGTGTTTTGCTTGACATGCTCGTAAAGCGTGGATTGTGAAATGCCAAGCATCCTGGCGACTTCTGGGACTGAGTAAGACTGTCTGGTACTGTTCATAGTGTTCCTTTCCAGGGATTGATTGGCCCCGCGCAGTGTGCAGCTACGCTGGGGCCTTCTTTACGTTCAAAGGGGTGGGTGCAGGGGCAGGGCAAGGCATAAAAAATCCCCACGTTCCCTTCACTTACGATGCGCTTCACACACCACACCCACCCCGAGTGCCGCGCCCAGGACTTGCACCCGGGGAGTAGCTATTTCACGGCCTCAGTGTTTTTCGTGCCCACTTATGTGGTGTTGCCTCACCCTTGGCCAGCTACGGCGGTCGGGTGGTTTCAGCCTGTCGGCAATGTGGGTCGTGGCCTTCTAAGACACTGGCTCGCCACATCAAGTAGTCCCACAAGGACACGGCCCGGCTACTGTTCTCTGCCGGGATAGGCTCCCTATTCAGTTCTCTGTACAGCGTTTCGACCCAACCCGTACCCTTTGAGGGATACGTCACTGTGTCGATATTTCGGGACATGACTGTCCCTGGTGCCTATGCGGTGGCTCGCACACCGCTGCCTGCTTGTTAGGCTTCAGGATTGGTGCCTTGCCATACCCCGATGGCGGCGTGATTGCGTGCTTTGCTACGTGAGCTCGTAAGCCCGATACGCTGAATCAGCCCGCGGCTGCGCCAGTAGTGGAATAGACCACCCCATGAGTTGGGGTTATCTGGTTCCAAACCGCATGCATCTCGAACGTCATCGGCGGTAAATGGCTGGCGGGATTTAGCCAATGTGGCCACTGCCTTATCGGCGGCGGCGTACCAGTCAGTACCGGCGCGAATCGCAGCCATGTAAGCAGCCTCCGCAGGGTGCAAATCATCAGCCATAGCGCTACACCGACCCTGGTAGTGCGTCGTAGATGGACTGGTCAATGTCAATACCTGCGTTTTTAGCTACAGTGATTGCCCACCCGGCGCGCACGTACAGTGTTTGTCGTACTTGGCCGTTGTGGTAGCGGGGAGCATTGTGCTGTGCCCTAATGTCGAAAAGATTCCGGTAAGCGGCGTAGGCGCGGTACTCGTTGCGGTCAACCACATCGCCTTTGCGTGATGACCATTCCCGGGTTTGGGTTTTGCGGTAAATCATCTTCGCGTCCAGTAATTTCTGACGCGCCTGCGGCTCGGTAAGCCCAAAGTGCGCACCCCAGTCTTTTACGGTCATCACATCCGACTCGATGGAAACGCAATGGTCGTAGTACTCGACTTTGGGCTTAGCGGCCTCCAAAGCAAGGGCCTGGTCCGCGGCCGTGGCTTCCAACTCCTTAATCGTGTGGTCGGCGACCTTGATGGCGCGGGCCATGATTTCTTCCGGCGACAACTCCGCAGACTCCTTAGCGCGACGCTCGAGGTCAACAAAGGCTCTAATAAGCCGCTTCTTGAAGTCGCGAACGATTTGAGTGTTACGCATGTATGTCATCAACAGCATGGCGTGTTCGCGGTTGAGGACTGCAATAGAGCGTTTTTGCTTACCGCCAGCTGTATCAAAGGGTTCGATTTCAAATCCGACCCTTCCGAACTCCTCGAAGTCCTCAATATTGTCTCGAACTAATCGGATAACGCTCGCATGCTGAGATTCTGTACCTTCCGCGATTATGAGACTGGTGGTTACCAGTTCGCCGTCTTGGTTTTTTACAAGATTCATTCTTAAAATTCCTTTTCCCAGCCTTGAACAGCGATAGTTTTCATGGTTTCGGCTAGTCCCGAGTCGTTGTCGATGATTTGTCCAATGATTGGGGCAATTCCACGGAAGGCGTGTGCGAGCATGATTCCTGCTAGGTCGGGCGACTTGGCGGTTCGGTTGACGTTTGCAAGCCATTCGTCAACGTCATCATCGGTGCGTACGGCTGCGAGGAATTCATAACCGTATTTCAGGGATACGACGCTCATGTCTCCCATGTGAGGAAGGGTGAAGAATCCGGATGGGAGTCCGTCCTCGTCGTGCGCTAGGACGGAATGCTTGTTTGGGTCGAACGGATGGTTCGCGAACCAATCCTCACGGGCCTGGTCAATCCTGCGGTCCATGATGTATTCTCCTTATTGAGTAGTTTTGTCTTGGCTCGGTGTTCTGGCACCGGGCCTTTTCTTATGCAGTTAGGGCTTCCAGGTTGTCGGCAACGAGGATTCGGTTGGGGCGCGCCCCAAGTGCCGCTAGCGCTTGAAGAACCGCAGGCTTTGGCTCACGAGTCCTGATGGCGTCACGCCAGGTCTTGCGCGTTATCCCCGTTTTGCGCTCAAGGTCAACGAGAGACGAAAGCCGATGAGCGCGCTTTATGCGGTCGATTTCGTCAAGACTGAGCAGGAACATTCCCATTTCCTCCTTTCATTTCCTCTTGTGAGAACAATTTAACCCACTTTCCGCAGGTGTGCAAGTTTCTTCGCGCAATTTAGGCAGACTTTTTCACATTAACGCAGATAAGCAACTACTTGACGGGTAGAAAATTACCCATTATAATGCCAGGTTATGAGCAAAGAAACAGACTGGTTTGCCAGCATGGCTGGCCGTCGGGTTACCGTCACTGAAATTGCCGAATATCTCGGTGTCTCCCGACGTACCGCCACCGACCATGTAAACGACGGCCTAACTTCCGATGAACTCATTACTGTCAGTCGTAAAATTGGGATTTCTCCAATTCACGCCCTAGTAGAACTAGGAAAGCTCACCTACCAAGAAGCTTTCGATTTCCTTGACGGGGACGGGCAACTGCTTTCCACGGCGTCCGCCGACCAGCTCATCTACCAACTAGCGGAAGATGGCCTATCCCCAGCGCAAAAACTTAACCTCGGTTCCCACTTGCGAAAACCTCGGAAACCAGCCCCGCATCTCACCCCCGTGTCCGGCCCGTCTGCTTCCCTAGACGATGACGACGGCATCGTCCGGGACTTTGACTGGGATGAACCACATGCCGCAGATAGCAGCCCAGACGAAGACAAACTTCGAGAAGAACGAGGAGAAGACCCCATCGACTAAATACAGTTCGGAAATTCCGAAAAGAAGCAGACCACAAGCGCCTAATTCCAGACACATAGAACGAGGTGAACACCCGATTGACCACTCCCCTTGACGCCCTCATCGAGGTCGCCGAGTCACGCGGATACCACATCCGCTGGCACAAGGGCGGCCCCAAAGCCGCCTGGCAGCCACACCGAAAAATCGTCACTGTCCGCCTCGGAATGAGCGACGCCGCAACAATTAGCGCCCTAGCCCACGAGCTTGGCCACGCCCACTACAACGACCCACCCGGCCACCACGGGATACACGAGCTACGCGCCGACCGCTTCGCAGCACGCCTACTCATCTCCCCCGTCGAATACGCCGCAGCAGAAACCATTTACGGACCACACCCGGCTACCCTCGCTAACGAACTCGGGGTGACGGTCAAAGTCCTCAAAACTTGGCAAACCCTCTACGAAAGGACAGCAGCATGAAAAAGCTACTCCCTATTGTGATTACTACCGTCGCGCTTGCAGTCTCCGCGTGCGGAAGCTCTGACCCGTCTACAGAGAACGACGAAAAACACATAAACGGCATGGACTCATTTACCGCCGCCTTGCTATGCCAAAAGCAGGTCGCGAAGCGCGTCGGAATTGACAAAGACTCCATGGTGAAAGTCGAGTACGGCGAGCCGTCCCGAAAAATACGGGTAGGCGATTCCTACCACTGGAACTACTCAGCCAGGGACCAGGCAGTCCCTGGTGGCCAATACTCATGCAATATTCGCCCCTCTGATAAGTACACCGCAAAAATCGAGGTCAATTAAAAGTCGCCCCTGTCTTGTTCGGTGGCTGCGTACCATTTTTGAACAAGACAGGGGCGTTGCAAACCCAGCACAAGGGTTCTGAAAACGATGCCAGGGCCTCTCCAAACCCTGAACACCAAGGAGCATACCACAATGGCTATCCAAAAAAGACTCACCAAAGCAGGAAAAACCGTCTACATCGCCCGCTGGCGCGACCCCGCGGGAAAAGAGCACTCCAAAAGCTTCACCCGGCAAAAAGAAGCCAAGGCCCATGTCCAGGAAATGGAGCGCGACAAACGCCTCCACAAGTACCTCCCCGAGGCAGACCAGGACATTACCGTCAAAGAGATGTTCAGCCGGTGGATGAACGACCGTCCGCTGCGTGAATCAAGCCTTATCCAGTATCGGTACGTACGCGACCGGCTCTTAGGCCCGCTTGGCCAGTGGCCAGCTCGCCAAGTCACTCCCGCCGATGTTAATGAGTGGGCTAATCAACTTCGTACGTGCAGGAGTTGGCTCGCCCCGGATGATAAAGGGATTGCAGGGCGGTCAGTGCAAATTACGTTGAGTTGCCTGCGGTCCGCGTTCACCTACGGGGTAGATAATGACCTGGTGGGGAAAAATCCTGTGCGGGTGCCGAAAAAGGAAACCGCGGTGGAACCCGACGAGATTCCCACTTTGGATGAAATTCAGCGAGTTATTGATGCTGTGGAGCAGGGTGGCGTCGAGTATATGTCGGTGCAGCCTAAAGGTATGCCGCCGCTGCGGTGTGTCTACCGGCCGGATAGGACCATGGCGGACATGTTGAGGACGGCGGCTTTGACCGGTATGCGTATCTCTGAGCTGTGTGGCCTGCTGGTCGAGGAGGTGGACTTGGAGGCGGGTGTAATTCGGGTCAGGAAGCAGCTATCGAGGTTGACCCCCCGGCGTCGGGTGGAGCTGAAATCGTCGCATTCCCGGCGCGATGTACCAATTGCCAGGGAGCTCGCCCCAGTACTTAAGCGCGTTATTGGCGGGCGGACGGAGGGGTATCTGTTCGTCAATAGTAGTGGCGGGCCGGTGCATGCGAATGTGGCGGCGCAAAAGGTGTCCCGTGCGGGAAAGGCGGTGGGTGCGGAGCGGGTGCATTTTCATGCTTTGCGGCACCGGTTCGCATCGTCTTTGTTGACGGGTGGTGTGCCGGTCCAGGATGTGGCGCGGGTTTTGGGGCATACGCCGGGGACTTTGCTGCGGACGTACACGCATGTTTTAGATGGTTCTCGGGAGCGTGTGGCGGGCGTGATTGATTCTGCGTTGGGATGTGGGATTTCTGCGGGATCGCCTCGGTTGACGGTGGTGTGTGATGGTTATGGAACCCCTGCTTAGCTGGTGTTTTAGTTTCTTATGTGGGGTCCTTGGATGTTTTTTACCTGATGCGTGACATCCGGTAATATTTCCGCGGCCACTGCGTTTGCGGTGGAATACTGCCTGAGGGGGAGGCAAGTTCAACGACCTCATTTCTCCGGGGAATAACCCAGATTTCCCAAATACGTGCAGCTGACTTAGCCACCAACGAGGCTCTGTGCGCACTTAACCCAGCCCCTAAAGTAAGGGCAAGCTGTTGTTTATGCCATGGCCAGCTATCCCACGTCGTTGTTTTCACTGCAATCCAAGGCGCAACCCTCTTTAATTCTCCTGCGTACAGCGCGGGATAATAGGGACTAGTTGAGCCTGCGTAACGAAGATTAATGAACTCATGATTTAACATGCTCTTTATCATCGCTGCTCAGTGAAAAATCCGCTGGGCATGGTGCTCCATATGGTGAAATTCTGAGGTCTTCACCGGGGTCCGCGCTGAACCGGATAGTAATCCACGGGGCGGAAGGTCAGCATCTACTGCGGAAGACTAGGCAGCAAGTAGCTTTTGACCAGTGCCAGAAGGTCAGCCTCCCATGGTCAACCTCCACTGCAATAACTGAGCAAAATGACGCCTCAAATGTCGCAAATCTTCTTCAACTATTGCATAAGACCCTGCACTTTTGGAGCTGTTTATTGCGTTGTCCTTTGCGCAGTTCATGGAACTACCCCCGCTATGGCGCTTTTGCGCGGCAAACCGCAATGCCTCTTAGAACTATGACGAACCGACGCGAACCAGGTCCACAATAGGCGCGTACAATTCACCGCTGGACAGGGACGTGATTTACTAGAAACAATGGAACCCCTCGAGCTCTCAGCACTCACCGGCACACAATCTCGCACTTACGGCACCTGCAAAATCACCAATGACATGATATCTGCACCGGTCCATGTGGCGATCGCGCTATGGGATGAACGCTGGGATTCAGCGGAAGATGGAACCATCGAGGGGTGGGTCATCGCGGTCAATACAGCGCAGGCACGCTTTGTACGCAAGGGCCAGATTAAAAAAGGCAATATCGTCAAGGTTGCAGTGCGCGAACTACAGCGCGCCCTGCGCGGAATCGATGGGCACACTTGGATTGTCACCGGTCGCAGGCAAAATGCGCTGCGCTCAGAACTCGAAAAGCGCGGTTATACGGTGACGGGGAGCTTTGCGGGGGAAAATCGGGCATCAGCGCACGCGAGCTCCGTACGCCGCAAACAAGCTGGCTTGACCGCGCGAAAAGCGCGCAAGCTCGGCGAGGCACCAAAGAAAAAAGAAGCCACCCAAGTCGAAACGCCGCAGGCGAAATGGTGGCCCAATTTCTCGCACACGACATCTTGGCCGGCGGGCGCGGTGGTGCGCATCGCCACCGATGCCTCTTCCGATACCGTATTCAAAGGCTCGATGTGTTTCGTGGCGGGAAACGGTGACTACCGCCTGCGCACCCGCAAAACGACAGCCAGCACCGACGAACTGGAACTTGAAGCGCTCACGCTTGCCTTAAAATACCTGCTCAAGATAGGTGCGACGAAGGCCGTGATCGAATCCGACTCCGTTGCGGCCTTAGATGCAATCAACCACATCCTGCACAAAAAAGGCTCGAAAACGGCCCGACTGGGACGCAGGTGGCGAGGGGTATCATCTGGCGCGCGCTCCCGATTCCAACAGGCCTGGAACGATCTAGAAGGCACCTGCGAGGTGGATATTCGCCGAGTGCTTGGACATGCTGGAGATCCGCTCAATCGTGCCGCCGATCAGATTGCTTATATGGGACTGCGCGCCATCGCCCACCCCATGAAGCAAACCCGGCCGACTTTACAAAGCGGGATTAATAAGGCACTCCAAGCGGTATAG